CCTTAAGATGATGTCTACATATATATTTAATAGCATTACCTTCGGCAAATAGAAGTTTATTTTCATTGATAAAATGTGCTGGTTGCACTTTCATATTTTTATAGTGAGTTCCATCAATTTGTTTATTAAGTGATTTATATGTCATATCTTTAAACATTCCTACATTTGTCATTAAAATTTAAGTTTAAAACCTTTCTTTTTATATTTAATCTGAGCTGGTGTCCTTCTATCTTCAAGTATTTTACTTTGTTTTGAAGTGAATTGAAAGGGACCTTGCTGAATAGCTGTTTGAGTTTTTTTATAAGCATAATCTGGATCTATATCTGCATATTGACAGACTGCTTTAAAGTCTTTTGAACAATTAGAGAACCAAGCAATTGCCAAGCGTTTACATTCAAGGTAATGTTTTCTAAGACCATCATATTTAGCATCCGTTATGGCTTGAGCAATTACCGCTTGCCATAATACAAACTCAGGAATCCTTTCTTGATTCTTTTTCAGTATTGATGCTTTTATCTGTGTTCGAAACATTAATTACTTCATAAGTCACTTTAGATTTTCTAATACCATCATCTTTCCAATTAAAGCCTTTTGTTAAATCGATTTTATTAAATGTTTTTAAGGCATCTTTATCATCTATTGCAGATAATTGTATATCGGTTGTCATAGGCAGCCATACCCATACTTTAAACTTATAGATCATATGTTATGTTGTCTTCTACTTGCCTCTAATGTTCTGAAGATATCAATAATTAAACCTTCTTTATCTCTCTTATTCTCTAAAGTAGTTGATTTAACTTCAGCATCATATAATTCACGTGTCGCTTTGTTATATTCTTCTGACGCATAGTAAAGTTGTTCTTTAGCTGAGATAGATTTGAGTGTTGTATCAGCTGTAATGAATAAGGCTTTGCTTCTCTTGAGTTGTCTCTCTAGATATTTGACGTTGGCTGTAACCTCTGCATGAGTTTCGTCTGTTTCTGCTAAGTATTTTAAAGATTTTTCTAATCGTTCTTCGCTTATCATGGTATCCAGTCTCCTTTGTTATTCTTACAATAATATCCAAGAATTTCAACTCCTTTGTAGTAAATTGCTTCCTCATTTTCATCTTTGTCTATGACTCTAAGCAAAGCAGTATCGCAAGTCAATTGATTTACTGCTAATCCTACAGGTATTTTTGCTACCTCACCATTTAATAGATGAAGTATTATTGCTATGATTTCCATTATGATTCCTATTTGATTAAACCAGACGGGAGCTACTATTTATAGTGTACTGTTTGTCCTATGTTGATACTCCCGCCTAGTCAGGGAGCCACATCGAAAGGATGATATGGCTATTCGGTTAAAACGGAGCTTCGTCTCCGTCATATTTAGCATCTAATATTTTTCTTACGTATCCATCAATCTGTTCAAAGTTTACTTCTTTGCCTGATTGAATAGCAGATGCTAATAAATTACTCATCGTCAATCTATACTTTTCTTTCCATTGACTACCTATATCTTTTATTGCTGCTGGTTTAACAGTTGGTATTACTACAGCTGCACCATCAACTAACTCTACTGATTTAGCTGTCTGATAAAACTTACCATTTTTACTTTGACGCATAGGCTCTGCTGTTATTCTTAGCTTAGAACCTTTCGCCCAACCTTCAGCACCTATTGCTTCACCATAAATAGTCATATCAGTACCATCTTCTTTGGTAACGTAAATACTATATTTACCTCCACCATCTCTAGATGGATATGCTATCTTATGTGAGCATTCAAATGTTTCTAGATCCATTTTATTTCTCCTATTTAATTGTTTTACTATATTTCCTATTCTTTGCATCTATACCTTATTTCCAGGCATTATGCCATATCTTTCTTGCAAACGCTTCAGCACCTGGCGAATATCTCCATCTCCAGTTGTCGAATGTCAAAGGAAACATTCGTACAACGTCTTCCTTTGTTTTCGCAATTCCTAAGATATGTTCTATCGATTTAAAGGCTTGGATTAAAGTTTCTAAACATCCTACATGATCTCCTAGATCAGAAGTATGATTATCCCAAGCAGATGCATATAACAGTAAGCATTCTTTATTGAATAGTTCACGATATAAGAACTGCTGCCTTAAATGATCGGGTTTAGGGTGATAGTTATGATTAATTCTTCCCTTTTTCCCTTGGTTTTTCTCTGCTTTAGTCGCAGCATATCTCCATACTTTAGCAGTTGCTTTAGTATCAACGATATAATCATTGAACTCAAAGTCTGTCTTCGCAACTACTGGCAAATGTAGATCCTTATAAGGACCATTATATTCCCTTTGATAATGAATTAATTTACCATACTGTTTTAATTCTTTAACAAATGTATTTGCTATTTTAGCAGACCATCCACATTCATCATCAGTATCATTACCACCATGTATGTCCATGTATTGATGTTTAGCTTTATTTATTATATCATTTTCATCAGTGATTTGATTTACTAATGCATGATGAGCTGCTTCTTCCGCAGAGTGTCCCATCTTCATTCTTGCATTCTCTTCCGTTTCGAATCCGTACATTTTTTCTATGATCCACATTTGCGGACAATCAATAAACGTATTTCCAGCAGAAGCTGAATGATGTTCTATAATTTTCAGCATAATTTACTCCTTTCTATGATTATTAATATACAAAAGTTTTGTTCTAAAACTTATAACACATCCCTTAATACCATAAAAGGTAAAAAGGAATGTCGTGATAGAAGAGAGTACAACGTGTATAATCTATCTATCTTACTATGTTGGCTATTACGCCCTACAAAAAAGTATGGGTGTAAGAGCCTTATTGCTCGTCATCATAGCTGCAAGCATATGAATAGAGTTTTTCGTCTTATTAAATTTTATCAGTCTAATAGCGGCTTTAACCTTTATGTTAAAAATGCTATGACTGCTTACAAACTTAAACATGCGTCTAATTGAAAAACCTGAAGTTTCTACTAAAGTTATAGATAAGAAAACTCTCTGGTTTAATATCAGAGAATCTCGTCTTATGTATATGTTTCATCGTAATCTTATTACCATGAATGAATACGAATCTGGATCTCGATATAGACGTATGTGTGAAATAGCAACATTAGGTTCAGGTTCATCAATGCAAGATGTTAAAATTGATGGATCTAAACCAGATATTATTGTTGCTAAACTTGGAGCTATCTTTGAGCTTGTCAGAGTTAGCGATGAAATCGGATCTCGTTCAACTAGCATTATGAAACTCTTTTGCTGGCAAAATTTTGGTATCATTGAGATAGCTAATCAGTTAAACATAACAGAACGTAGAGCTTCTAATCTTGTCCATGAAGGATTAAGAGCTTTATCTATTTATTATGGGTACGAAAAAGTTAGAAATACTATCAGGGGACAAGGTACAAAGGTTAAAAGACCGAAAGTATCTTAAATGGATCTCTGAACAAAACTGCTTACTCTGTTTAACTAATCCCTGTCAGGCACATCATCTTACATTTGCTATGCCTAGAGGATTCAGTCAAAAGACTGGTGATCAATGGACTATTCCTATATGTTATATCCATCATTCTCAGATTCATAATTATTATAAAGGTGAGAAACAATTCTGGAAACGTCTAGATATAGATGCTGAAAGCATTGCATGCACACTATATCAACATCATCTTGATCAAAAGAAGTCTTTAGCTTTCTTTGTAGATGATACTATTCTATGGCATAAGATTTATAATAATCTTGTACCTAAACTTAAGAAGCACGTTGACTTTTTAGTGCAACTCAAATTATAAATGTATATATCCTCGCCAGAGGTGACTTAATATGGCAGTAATTTTTAAATTTCCTAACAGAAAAGTTAGACAATACTCTGATACATTCTTAAAAAGAATTAATCCGAATAAGATTGGAGACTTCATTCAGGCTGAAAATCCTGGACTATCTATACGTGCAGCCGATGCTATGGCTTTAGCTGTTATTTATAGTACTTATTTACAATTAGTTTTTGAAGAAGAAGGTGAAAAAGTACCTACAGATATTTTAGAGAAATTTGAAAAGAACGACCACGAGACTTTCATGTGGGCTCCTCCTAAGAATACTTTACATTAAGGCAAGGGAGTATGCGTGGGTAACTAGTATTCCCTACTTTGCCAATACTCCCTCCCTATAAGCTAATTGGTCATAGATCTGTTACAGTTCGCTTACCAATTAACGAACCAGGCAGTCTCCCACCTGGCTCTATCTACTTACGGGTTACTTCGGCTCGTATGATTTTAAGTAACAATTGCATATGCTTCCTAACCATATGTAGAATTCGGTTTATTCTTTTAAATTATTTT